CTCGTGTACGAACCGTACTGCTTCACCGAGAAGTACTCGCTGGTAACCGACAGGTTTACTGTTGGCTCTGGCGTGACACCTTCGTTGAGCTCGGTCAAGCTGTGTGAAATATCTGGATATCGCACGTAGCGAATCCGGTCTGTGCCCTTGACGAACTGCCCTGGAACATAGTTCCCTGGCACAAGGTGCACCATGCGGCTCCGGAGTTCCTGCGCAATCTGCTGAGACACCAGTTCCTGAACGAGCTTCTGGAAGGCGTTAGCCTCCGTGCCGTTAAAGGAGTTCAGTGTATTCAGTGCAGGACCGGAGAGTGCTGTGGACGTAGCCATAGTTTATCTCCTAAAGTTCTGCCCAAGGATTACCGATGACGCGTAGCGCCTCTTTGATATCCTCAGGGTTCATTTTCTTATCCTTCGCAACATTCTTCTTAGGGCTGTTGGCGTCGGATACAGTTTCGGTGGAACCGCCACCGATAGCGGATTTCATGAACTTTTCGAAGGCGGCTGCCTGGGCTTCCTGATCCAGTTCCTTAACCTGCTCCGCGAATTCGAAGTAGGTTGGGTACTTGGACTTCAGTCTCTCCCGCTCGAACTCGGTCTTGGTAGCTGTAAGCTCCTTCTCGAGTTCTCGCGCTCGGCGGTCCATCTTCTCAAATTCTGACAAGGAAGCTTCCTCTTGCGAGGCCTTCCACTTTGCCAGCTCTTCGTACTTGGACTTGAACTCATCGGCTGCCTTTTTTGCCGAAGTGAGTGCTTGGTCCTTTCCTGCAAGACGACGCTTCCAAGTGGCAATGTCTTCCTCTGGCTCAGTGGCCTGTGGGTCTGGAGCGGGCTGCTCCGCCACTGGCGACTGATCCTTGGTCGCATCCGCGACTTGATCTAGCTCGGCCATGCTTGGCTCTCCTTTTCTAAACTATCGTGACCCAGAACACCTGGGTCATCTTTGCAAACTTACTGTCTCTGATAGTTGCTCATCATCAGTCTGACCTGAGGTGAGTTCTTGTAGGGACTTGACGAATGTTCTGGCACCGCCAGCGATACCCGTATCGACAAGAGGCGAGAACGCTTCCTTGACAAATGTATCTGCAGTGAGCTGGTCGTAGCCCTTCCTGGATACCGTAGAGATTGACCGTCGTAGCCAGCCCGGTACTCCAACCCCGATGTCGTCAGGGTGTCCAGGGATTAGTTGGGCCAAGAAGAACATGTAGTCTGGTCTCTCTGTGCCCTGCTTCTCGAAGTCAGGCGATAGGCCCTCTCTGCCCAGGTACTCAACAAACTTGTTGTATGCCTGGTACCCTGCGCCTGGAGCGATTGCGCCGAACGGCTTCCAGAACAGGAACCTGCTGATCTCTGGAAGGACCTTGCCGAACATGTAGGAGAGTGGGTAGAGACCGAGGAACTGATGATTCATGCTGCGCTCGATCATGCTCCTGTCTGGATTGAAGTAGTTGATCTTATCCATTGCCATTGCGGTCTCTTGGTATCTGTATCTTGAGGCTCGCATGAGCGCCTCTTGGGCACCGTGCTTCTCAATCATTCTGATAGCAGAACTGGATAGAGTTCTGGCGATTCTTTCGGTTGAGTTACGAAGGGTTGTCACTGCCTCAGGGGCGTCACCGACAGATTTAGGGTTGACGATGTCTTCGATCACCTTCTGGATACGAGTGGCCCTTTCCTGCTGGGTTAGGTTAAGGAGGCTGTCTCCGCCTGCGCGCTCGTATACTTCGAACATGACGTTGTTGATCGGTCCGAATTCAGAGCCGTATCTCCTACCGCTTGACAGTGCAGTGATAACCTCGTTGAAGGTAGGGGCTGCGACCGACTCCGGAAGGAACCTTTGGTAAAGTCCCTGGAGGATCTCTTCGTGGGTGTTGGCAAGGGATGACTGCCTTCCAGTCCCTACCACCGCCTCTTCCCTGAAGGACTTGACCGCAGCGGTGTAATCTTCTAGCTCGTCAGATCCCTTAATGGATGAGAATCCTTCGGACTCCATCTTCCACTTAAGTCTGGATCCAGTCTCTTCCACTACGGATAGTCTTTGTCGAAGCACTCCCGAGCTGTAACCGGAGAGCCTGGCCTCGTCCACTACCTTAAGCCTTGTCATTCTGAAGACGTCCGAAGGTCGGTTGTCCATGAGTGCTAGTAGACCGTCGTCAGAGAGGGCAAACTCCTCGAACGCAGAAGCCCTCTCCTGCACCCGTGCGAGTCCTTCTGGAGATGGCTTTATGGCCCAGCCGTAACCAGCTGGCCTGTACTGTCCGTAAACATCCTCAACGGCTGAAAGCTCTTGCGTACGTCTGTATTCGTTAAGGTGTCCAAGCAGGAGGTCCAGCTCTGAGGCATTGTCTCCGTACTGTGATCGCAGGATCAGGTACTCGTGCGGCCTAGACTTGGCGATGTCGTTTGCCCATCTCTTTGCAAACTCGGATAGGGCCATAATATCTCGGTAGCCTTCTTTGAACTCGGCGATGGTGTCAACCCTGTCCCCAAACTTTGCTCTAAGCTTGTTCCAAACGTTCTGGAACGACGTGACATCCGCCGCGTTGTTAAGGGTGGATGGGATACCGCCTCTTGTGGAGATCAGGGTACCGAATGCCGCCTCGTTAAGGTTCTTAGCGATAGAAGATGTGCGCTCGCCAAGCATTCCACGAAGCTCTTGCGGTGTAAACCCAGCCTTCTTTAGGGACGAGAGCACTTCTTGAGTCCTAATCCCCCTGCCCTCAGCAAAGAACGGAGACTCAATGATCTCCTGGATCCAGAAGATTGGGTTGACTGAGTACTTAAGTGTTGGGTAGAATCTCTCAGTGAGTACTGCGATAGACTTACCCATCCCAATCCCTGGNATTCCCCTGGCCTTAATCTGACCGGTAAGCCATTGAGTTACTCCGGATGAGGAAGCATCTCCAGCATAAGCCTTGAGCAGGANTGTGTCAATATCCAACCCAGAAACTCCNTCCTTACCAGCTGCGAGCATCCTGTCCCTTAGGCTGTCCCCGCTTAGTTTTTGGATTATATCGTTTGCCGCCTTGGTAACCTGCGAGTCGCTACCAGTGGCACTCACGAGACCGCGTACGCCAAGGCGCTGCTCAGATGCAATGCGATTGATCTCTGAGTCGAACTGAACGATCTCGTCTGGTGTCATCCACGGTGCTAGCGAGACCAGAAGCCTTTGCCTCGCTCCGCCTTGGATTCGTGACTGGTCGACAGGGGCAAACAACTTCTTTAGCATGCCGTTAAAGTACCCGACCCTAGGTCTCTTGGCCANNCCTTGGAACCCGTCTAGGAAGTCNGAGGTAACGTCAACGAANGGCTGTACGGTCCTGATAACAACCGTCCTAGGCCCNGCAGCGTCGGCTACAACCAGCTTAACCGGNACGGTTATTAGGTTGTCGACTGGGGCAATGCCCAGTCTGTATCCGCCACGCTCCGTGGACCTGATCAGGTCGTCAATCTCATCTGCACTTCCGCCAACGGTAGACCAGATCTGACGAAGCCTATCAAGGTCCTTTGTGNTAGCGGCTGAGTGCATGGCGTCGTTTCTTACGGCCTCGTCAAGTACATCCTTGACGGTTTCGTGGGAAGCCCTTGGTAGCCCNCGAGTCTCGATGTTCCTGATGTCTTCGAACTGCCTTGCCGCTGCCCGTGCCCACAGCACCTTGCGCTTCAGGACGGCGTCAGCTACCCCGAAATCCCCATCTGCCTTCTTTGGCTTTACAGATGCCAGCTCTTCTGCAAGATCCTGCCGAAGACCAACCTCGACAAGTTCCTCTGCAGATAGTTCTGCCTTATCCAGTAGACCGTAGGACTTCTGGTAAGCGATAACNTCAGTATCAATAAGCCCGTCGTCACGNAGGATTGTCAGTCTTGTAGATTTTTCATTAGTCAACTTTGATAGTGCGCTTACATCCTGATCGCTTACTGGCCTGCCTAGAGTCTTTGAGATCTCTTTGATTACCAAGGACTTTCTCTTAGGGGTAAGTTCGTCAAATCCTTCTGAGATAGCAATAGCCCTTCTGATGTTTCCTACCCTATTTACCGTGTGCCCATACTGAGTGTGGCGAATACCTGCGATCCTCTGGACAAACTGCTTGGCAAGCCTCTCGTCAGTAGTGAAGGCGCCGTACTCGTCGAAGAACTTTCCGCCAACGATCTTGCCCTCCTTTATCGTTCCACCACCTGTGAAGACCTTCACCACGTGTGAGACCTGATCTGGCGCAGCCTTGATCGGTCCGGCGGATCTGGCCAAGTCGCTCTTAGTTGCCCCTGCAAGTGTGTCCGCGTATCCGCTGAGGGCATCAACTAATATTGGTTGGAAATCGTATGCCCCGGTGACTGAAGCCTCCCTAGTTACTTGACCAGTCATCAGCTCCGTCAACTCTTTCATAAGGAGTCCGTCGTGTGTTTCAAGCATACGCGTGGCCTCCCTCTGGATGTCCACACTGGATCTTCCTGTTTTAGTAACTTCCTTAGTATTTAGAGCAGCAATTCTTCTTGCCTTCCAGATCTCAATTTCTGGGTAATCGCTTCCTGCGATACGTCTTGATTTTGGCCTATTGTTTAGGATCTCGGTGATCTGGTTTACATCAGCCTCAAGTTGAAGGGCGGATACGCCGTATCGTGATTCGACGGTTGCACCCTCTGGAACATTTTTTAGAAGGATTGACCCAACGGAATCGGTCAGGCTATCTGCCGCCTTTAGTTTTAACGCAGTGAAATAGTCTGATACAAAAAGTTCTGTCGTTGTTGCGTTCGAGTTGGTTAGTGACTTGGCAACAATGTTCCTGGTTGCAGATAGGGCAGCAGACTGAGTAGCCTGNCCCATTCTTCGAACGTTGATCTTGTTCGTTCCTCCTGGGAATGCAGTAGCTGCCTCTTCGTTAAGATCGAACCAGTCGTCCCCGTACGAGATAGCCGTACCGTCAGATACCTTGAGTCCGAAGGCAGCCTTTACTGTTGCGCCGATGCCGCTAGTCAGGCCGAACAGTCCGTCCTGAATGTCAACAACGGACTGAACCCAGGGAGCCTCTGTGACCTTCTCTTTAGCAAGTATCTGGGCCCGAACCAGCTTCGCCCTATCGCTTAGCCCGTATCCCACCTTGGTCCTGAGAACTTCTGGAAGCTTGGAGATGATATTGCCAGCAGCCTTNTACCCAGCGGCTCCGCCAACCGCAACGCCNACGCCCCCGGCAGCCGCCCCGACGCTAGCGCCGAGTCCAATACCGCCNACCTTAAGTGCGGCTGGTAGTAGNGCAACCTTGCCGAATAGGAATGGAGTTAGGTTAAGTGGGTCAAGGATAAGCGAAGCCGCAAGGTTCATNGTCTTNTCGTTAGTAAACGAGATACCCTTCTCTCTCATGTACTCGATGGCAGCTTCTTTACCTTGTGANTTGAGGACCTGCTGTACGTCAAGCGGAAGATCTTCTGGCTTGTCCAGCCGTAGACCTGAGGCAATGTCCTGGACGAATCGGCCCGGGCCGCCAATCCAGTCAAGGATCGTCCCGCCAATCTCGCCGATAGGCTTGCCAACGGTCTCACCGTACGCCTTTACTGGGCCAATGCTGTTCAAGAACTCTGATAGTCCGCCAATCGCACCGCCAACCCCCTCAGCTGCAACTCCGATTCCTCGGATAGGTGCGCTTGCGGCGAAGCTTACTAGGTCAGGTGAGCCAGCAAATTGACCCTCATCCCTAAGTGGGTTGTAAGAAAGCTCCTTGCCCAGGTCGGCAAATCTACCAGTGTCGATAGCCATGCCCTGGGCAGGCTTGACACCGATCCTAAGATCGCGGCTATTGATTGGATCGTACGGATCTGGTACCTGACCAGGGATAGACCTAAATGGCATCTATTACCTCAGACTGAGAATTTGCTTGGGCGGTTAATAAGTGTAGGGCCGCTTGATGACTGTGGTGTATTGATCTTCCTAAAGAAGAAGTCACTACCCATAGGAGCACTAAGATTTGGCATGCTAAGTTGATTTGGATTTGCGTATCCAGGAAGGGCACCAGGATCAAAACCAGTACCAGTTACACCAGGAGTAAGGTTCTCCGGCCCGAACGTCGGCGGTGTTACCTTAGGAGTGTAGAATGGGTTCGCGCTATTTCCGTAGTCTCTTCCTTGTGGGTATACGTTGTAGTCCCAGCTTGGTGGCGGAGGTGGTGCTACTGGTTCTGGCTTTGCTTCCCAAGGAGGCGTTACGCCTTCTGGGATACCGCCGCCTCGACCGCCGTTACCGCCGAACTGAGCATACCACTCCCTGCGCTCCTGGCCAGTGTAGATGATTGGGTCCACTTGGGAAAGGATTAGATTTGTTAGCATTCCCGTCTTGTCAGTGATCCCATCCCCCGTAAGAACCTGGGAGACGATGCTTGACAAATCAACAGACTCACCTCTTGACTGTGCAAGCGGTGTGACCTTGGCAACGTAGGATGCAACCAGCGCTTCAATGGCGCCTGTACTACCTAGATTCCCTCCTGTAGCGTTGAACTTGCTATCAAACCAAGCCTGACCACGTCTCTGTGACTCACTGTATAGCCATGAAGTAACTGGAGATGAGCTGCCTGTGCCAACAAGGGCTCTGTATGTTTCAGGTGTGATTACGATATCTCGTGCATCCTCTGGGCTAACGACAGGCGGAAAGATTGATACTCCGCTGAACGTTTCAATATCCTGAAGATCCTGTAGCGTTAGCTTAACGCTAGACTTACCAATATTGAACTCAAGGTAGTCGTTGCTGTCCATCCCTGCCGCCGCTCCGGCTCCGAAAGTTCCCTCACCGCCGGGCAATGCAATGAGAAACACGTTGCTAGCATCTGAGTTGCCTCCACTTACCTTTAGATTAATCCTTTGCAGATAGACAATCTCTTTACCCTTGCCGCTTCCAGTGTATGGAATGTAGTTGTTAGTGTCGTTCTTAACGTCAGCCACCGAAGCAACCCTGAAGCCAGTTGTCCTTGTGTTTGCATCATACCGATAGACATAGACAAGGTTGGGATCTGCGTCAACGACTCTGGCCATCTCTGCTTCGACAGCATACTGCATGACCTGCCCCCTAGTTAGGCCACCAATAGTCGGGTCGATTGGGCTCAGTAGACTACCCACATCTAGACCGTTGTTCTGAACCCATCTGCCGATTGTGGTGTACAAGGCGTCCTTCGACTCCCATGCGGCTTGGCTTCCTGATAGAAGATTTGCCAAGGCAATCATTACGTTCTGCTTGTCATACGCTGGGTAGGTCTTGAGGATCTCATCAATCACAGNCNTTACCGAACCGTCGCCNGAACCTAGGCTAAGGTTTCCGCCGGCAATCATAGCGGCATCGTCCGCCATATTCGCGTCGTTAAATGTTGGATCGTCTGCGATAACGCCTACCTCAGCTGCATACTCCGCTAGTGCGGTTACTGTCGCGTATGGGTCAGATGTTCCAGAAACTCCTACTGTTCCGCCAGTTGCTGCGATGGCATCCTGGAACTTCTGAGCAGCGCCACGTCCAGCAGATTGGAATCCACCGTCTGCGGCAGCCTGCGAAAGCTGTCGTGCAATTGCGAGAAGGTCCTTTGACTGCTCTGGATACAACTGTGCCAGTCTCGTTGCCTCGGCAGAGAACGTAGATGCTGACTGTAGAAGTGTGGCAATCTGCTCTTGGCTATATCCAGCAGCGGCTGCGGCGTCGTAAATAAGTTGGGACATTCTAATGCCCGACTCTTGCATGGCCCCGCCCAAGGCGTTGAGGAACCCAGAGCCGTCTCCAGTAACTGTCGCGCTAAGAGCGTTGACTATTGACTGGGAACTGAATCTCTTCGGAAAGATAGGGAGTAGGAACTTCTGCAACGCCTGAGCGACAGCGAGCTGCTCATCCTTAATGCCATCAACGACAGCCTTCGTCTTAGCGTTCGCGGCGTCAATCTCCCCTGCCTTGATGTACTTGGACCTAGCATTGAGGATGTTTTGGTACAGTTGACTATCGGTCGTGATGCCTGCTGCTCGTGCCCTCTCCAACTCCTTGTCGTAGAACTTCACAAGGTCATCGGCAGTCTTCGTACCTTCGTCGTACTCTCGACCGAGTGATCCAGATGTAGAGGTAAGCTGAGAGGTAAACAGGGTAAGTCTGATCCTGCTTCTGTCTGCATCGGTAAGTGATGGATTGTTTGCAAGATTGGTCATGAGGGTTTCAAACTGTCCAAGCTCAAGTGTTCCAGACCCAGTACCACCGAACAGAGAGAAGTCGATGCTGGTGCTGTTGTTGAATGCGCTAGATAGCAGGGCCTCTTGGTCGCCAAGTGAGGCAATCCGGAACTCCTCGGCACGCTGGATAAGGCTGTTATATCCAGCGTTGTCTCCGGACTGCCGAGCAAGATCTGCCTGGCTAAGGTACCACTGGTAAACGGACGCAGCGGTTGCAGAAATAGTCGTGCCACCAGAAGAGAACGTGTTTGTAGATACGCCACCGCGCATGTTGTTGCGGTACGAGCGAATCATCGTGTCCTCTTGATCGTTCCTCTCTTCACGAAGAAGTGAGTAGATGAGAGAACTTAGGTTCTGGCTACCAGATGTTGATCTACCGAATCTACCTTGACGTGCCATTTATTGTCCTCCACCAAGTGCGGCCAGTAATTCAGGCGGCAATTGCTCTGCTGATACTTCTCCCTGAGGGGCGTTAGGCATTGCTGATCCAGCGTTCTGCGCGTTTCCAGGCATCATCTCTGGAGGTAGGTTACCCATCTCTCCACCGTTCATCATCGGCTGGCCGCCCGGTGCGCCCTGCTGACGGTAGGCGTTCATCGCGCTTTCCTGCTGCGCCTGCAGCTGCATCTGGGCCTGAGCCTGCTGCTCCTGCATCTGCTGCATCTGGACGCCCTGAGCCTGTAGCTGCTGGAACAGGGCCATGAGGTTACCCATGGTCATGACCGCTGCTGGGTTGAGGGTTGCGTCAGTCTGCTCGTCTCGGATCAGGTCCTTCTCGCCTTCTGGGTCCTCTACGCCAACGCGATCCATTGCGCGCTCGGCAGACCAGATGCGGCCCTGAACAAGGTTGAGTGCAGTCTGTGCAAGTTCAAGAGTATCTCGTGGCGTAAGTTCAGGTGGNACGATCTCAAGACGGTACTCGCCCTGGAGGATCTCTGCGATCTGCGGGTCCTTCTGTTCCCACATACGTGCNGATACTTCCCACACGCGCTTGATCCAGGAGTAGAGNAGCTTGCGCTTAGGTGCGATTCTCTGCTCGTAGTTAGCAACGAGCGAGGCAATCGCTCGGCTTGAGCCGAGAACGCTGGATGGCGCAAGGCCAAGNAGAAGGTCGTTGAGTCCNGTGACTACCGCGATCTCTCGGTCAATGCGTCGGTTGTAGTCTTCAATCTGGAACTGTGGGATGAATGGCTGGATGGCACGCAGTTCGTTNCCAGGTCCAGGNGTNGCCACGCGGCCAGGCTTAGGGATTGCGTTGGCTGGTACCTCATCCGGTGCGTCGCCTCCAACGAGCTGCCACATCTGACCGCCGACGATCGACTGGATCATCTGTGCCTGAGCAGTGATNCGCTCGTCCTTCTCTCGGAGAAGCTGCTCTACGTCGAATAGTTCTGATCTACCGTATGGGCTACCNGGGATGATGCTGTTNCGAAGTACGATGTACGGAAGGTCGCCAGCAAGNTCTGGGTGCTTGGTCTCTGAGACAACGGTGTTGCCGACGATGAGGGCGTTCATAACCATAGGCGGCGTACCAGCCTTCTGCGGTACCTTGTACCAGTAGTCAAGAACGGTGATGCGCATCTCGTCGTAGGCGGTGTTGATCTTGTTGGGCTGGCGCTGGTACTCCTTGGTGTACATGTTGGCAAGCGGGTCAGCATGGCTGGACCCGGTTGTGTATGGAGTCCACTTGTTTCCGTCGCGTACCGGCACTACGGAGATGCCGAAGTCTTCCTCTACTGCCTGTGGGCTGAGCCCGTAGCTGTAGATTGCCCAGTCGACTCTGTTGTAGTTNGAGTCNCCGAAGCCCATGTAGAGGTTCTCAGGNGTGTCGATGATGTGNAGCTTAGGGATGCCGCGCTTGTTGTCCCACGAGACCTTGGCTGCCGTGTGCCCGTATAGGCACTTGTAGAGGCAGGCCTCCTCCATCCGGACGTCGAACTCGTTCGCTTCTGCCCAGGCAAAGAAAATCCGCTCTCGACGAGCGGCTGACGATCTACCCTCTTTGCTGAGGTCGGTGGCTACATAGTTGATGATAGGCTGGATAGCCTGGATGGACGATGGGATGTTGACGTAGGCAGGGTGGACGTTGACAGAGACGTGTGCCTTACCAGCCGTGCGTGCGCTTGGGTCTTCTGCCCAGTGGTCAGCACCGCCCAGCGTTGAGGTCTGTGGGTAGTAGAAGTGGTCATGGCGTCGGAACTGGGTACGGAGACGCATCATCTCCGGCTCCTGCATCTGCTTACGGCTGTATGCTTCGGAGATAATGTTGTACTGAGGGTCGGCTGTAGGGTCAATGCCACGCATCTGGAGTGACGCTTCGGCCAGACTTACTGACCGCTTCGCCTCATCCGCTAGTGCTACCTTACGCTTTGCCATTAATCAGAACCTCCAAAGTATAGGAATGACGGATTGTCAAGTGCCTTGCCGTTGTTTCTAATCGCATGTCGCAGGGCCACGGCTAGTGCCATGACTGCATCCTGCTCAATCTTCTTGTCGTCAAGTTTGTAGGAGAGTAGTTGCCTGCGGAGCCGTAGCCAAACCCCAGTCTTGGGGAAGATGAGCCTTCTCTTGTCTAGCGCTGCACGCAGGTCGGACAAGATGTCGAGCTTCTTGGCCTTGGTACCACCAAAGTCGTACCCCCTTAGCGGCTTGATGACGCTGAACTCTTCTTTGAAGAGCTTACCGCCGAAGCCAGTCTCATCCACAATGGTTAGGCAGGATGAGTCTTGATTGAATAGAAGGTGATTCTCGCGTACCATGTTGACTACCGCCTGGATTGTCTGCTTGCCGCTTCTGGCCCTAGCCCTGACACCAGTGATTCTGTTGGTCTCTGTGTAGTCCAGTACGATAGCCCAGGTGGAGTCAGATGCGATTCCAGGATCTACACCCTGTACATATCTCCTACGAGACTTGGGCTGCTCTTCTTCTGGGATGTCCATGAAGCATGCTTCAATGGCCTCAGAGGAGAAGTAAGAATCTTTAGCCTCAATGAAGAATCCATCAATGTTCTGTGCAATGAGGTAATCAGATTGTTGGCGGATGATAGCCTCAAACGTGTCCGGTGTCAACCCGTAACCTACATTATCCCTAGTTGATAGTCGGAAGGAGAATACTTGTGGGTCTCGATCCACCCTTGTAGGGTTCCCCATGTCCCACAGATCGGCGTAATCGTTGATCCCCTCGGTCGGAGTACCGATGAAGTGGAGCTGGCCCCCTGTGGACAGGCGCCGTAGGTTAAGTACCTCTTGGTAGATCTGCATAAGGTGGGGCTCGAATGCCGCCTCGTCGAAGGAGATTCCGTTCATGTCCTTGCCCAGCAGCGCCTTGGCCTTGTCCTGGGTGGTGCGGAAGTTAACGTTAGCCCCGCCGACTAGTGGGT